AGCTATGCCAAGTGGATGTGCAAGGCATATTTTCCCGCATCCACGCGGAGCGGGCTCGGTCGATAATAGAGTACGCTTCCCATGTTCCGTCATCAGGCGGAGCAGAATTCAGTCGCTTGATGAGATAATCGCCAGCATGCAGCAGAAAAAGAGCGGGACTATCAAAGTGGGTCTCTTCTGTGTATCTCATTGTCGTTTCCTCGTTTGCGCCTTCTTTTCTGCGCACGCCCCTCCTATGTGCAAGCGCCGGGCCAAACGTATGTGGCTGATTATGAACCAGTTAACACCAATACCATTTCCGAACACTTAGGGCATTTATTGCCCTAAACGCCAGCAAACCACTGAAAACACAGGTGATGAAAATATTTACCACTTTGTGCCTGGGTCATTTGTTATGTTAACCTGACCGACGTCCTGAATTTTCCCTTGATTTTCGCAGCATTTTCGGGCAGGCTGAATCCATGAAAAAGGCCAGTAAATCCGCTCAAATTCGTGAGCTTGCAATGAAGCACCCTGAGCTGGTCAAGCTCGGACCTTCCGCCTTTGCTCGTCGTGTCGGTGTGTCCCGGCAGTGTGCTAGGGGCGTGCTGTCTCGATTCCTGTCCGACCATTCCGAGGAAGACCTGCAGTCGTTCCAACAGCATAGGCTTGAGGCTTGGGACGCAATCGGTATGCGGTCTCTTGAATCAGTGACACCGGCTAAGCTGGTAAAAGCCAGTGCCGCATCATTGGTTATGATAGCTGGAGTAGCAGAGGATAAGAGGCGTCTTATCATGGGCTTACCGACTGGCTTCAACGTCAACGTGATACTGGATTTGATGGCTATTGTGCGCGGCGACAAGAAGGAATAGCTCATGCTCCTAGCCCACCATGGCTTGTAAGTCATTGAAAACACTAGAAACCAGGTTAACATAATACATCATATCAGACGTAATTGAACACTTACCTAGTAGAATCAATGACTTACAGGTAGTCAAAAAGCAATCTAGGCCACCCCCAGGCCCCCCTTTCAGCCCCCTCCCCTGCGCTGCGGTACTATCCCTCACAAATAATTTTCCCCTTAAAGCTCAATCACTTACGACGCATCTACGACTTAAGTCTTAGGTTGATGGTGATATGCTGTTTTCGTCATGGTAGAAGCAGCGCAACGACATTCTCCTCCGTGTTTCTCCTACAACGAGATAGCGGTGGTAGGATGCGCCCATGGACAAGGGCTCAGAGGACCGGAGAAGTTGAAGCGGCGATACGGGACCATCGTTGAGACCCCCCCAACGACCCGACTGGCTGACCGCTGAGATGCGGGATGGAAGCCGACAGACTTCTCATGGAAATCCAGCGAGCAAATTGACACCGCACCGGGGTTATGAGAATAGCCAGGAAAGGCGGGGGTGTCGGTTTGGTGTTAGGATAGGAGCATGGCCAAGACTCCGACTACTCCGCAAGTTCCGGCGTTTCTTCGGGACTACAAGCCGGGGGATCCGGTTGACAAGTCGAAGATATCGGACGAGCTAAAGAAGTCATTTCCTCTCTACTACCTACAGATGAACCGAGTGCAGGAGCGGTTCGTGCGCTGCAAGAATGCGTATGGTCGGATGCCGAAGCGTCGGATTCTGGAGTCGGGCAACCAATGCTTGACGGCCTCGACTTTGATTGAGACTCCTAGCTCCGAAGTCTCAGTCGGGGATATGTTCCGGCTCGGCAAGACTTTTGAGGTGTGCGCCTGGGATGGTCAGAGGAAGGTGGTAGCAGAGGCCCAGCCTCCATTCAGCAAGGGCCTGGCGCCGCATTGCTATCGAATCACGCTGGCGGACGGTCGGTGGATTGAGACGAGTCCTGACCACCTTTTGCTCTGTGACGACGGGTTCTATCATACTGTTTCCAGCCTTCGAGAATGCGTTGTCGTCCTTCCGGAGTCCACTTCGGACAACGTCCTGTCAGTTCATGCTTCAGGTGTGCTGCATTTGACCCAAAGACAATCAGATTTTCTGGAGCATTGTTGTCCGTGCTCCCGTCTATGTGATGAACGACTTCTCCGGAAAGCAGGTATCGGCCCAGTTTATTCTCCATCACTAAATGGCTCTCAAGGACGTAGGGGACTCCCTTCTTGGCGAATGGATGACCAGGAGAGTAGATGTACCAATACCCTTTCACCCTCACTCGGCCTCCTTTCCAATCGGGATGCTCTGCGCCGCTTTTGGGGCCGGTGCGCTGAGTTTTCAGAGCTAGCCGCTTGCAAACTTTCTCAATGGTTCCAATGTGAACCCCTATCTTCTCTGCGACTTTCCACTGTTGAAGCTCCTCGACTTCAATCATTCTTCGGATGTCTTCCAGATCAGATTGAGTCAGGTAGTGACGCCTTTTCATCGGGTAATCCTCCTCGCGAATATGTCAACCACATTGTATCAATCGAATTGATTACCAGTCAAGAGGTTTTTGACTTCTGCGTTCCCGAATACCACAACTACTACGCGGGTGGGCTGATAAACCACAACTCTGGAAAAACGGTGATTGGGATAGCGGAGGACTTGGCGCACGCGATGGGGTTCCGGCCCTGGCTCAAGCCGAATGACCCTGATTACCGCATTCCGATCCGCGTTCCCAACGTAGGGATGGTAGGTTGTGAAGTGGCGGGGCAGACGCTGGCGCAACTTATCGAGCCGCGCTTCCTGAAACTCATGGCGCCGTGGTGCGCGCCTGACATTTCGCGCTACTCGGACGGGTCGATGAAGACGCTGGTGCTGACCAACGATTACGAGGGGAAGCCCTGCGGGAGCACGATTCACTTTCGCTCCTACGTCCAGCCGGCGGAGAGTTTTGAAGGCGTCCCGTCCGACTGGATACACTGGGACGAGCCGCCGCCGCAAGCGATCTTCAACGCGGCTGAGCGCGGGAAGATGGCGACGAACGCTCCGTCGTGGTTCACCATGACCCCGCTGAAGGAGCCGTACATCTACGACCTCTTCTCCCTGAAGGCGTTCAACAACGGAGGGGAGGACCAGGAGATCGCGGTGTTCCGCGGGTCGGTCTGGGATAACTGCCAGGACTGGTGCCGGTTCTGCGGTCATGCCGTTGTGGAGAACCAACCGGAGAATTTGAAGCCCGACCAGATGCGCCCGGTGGACAAGTGCCCCAACTGCGGCAAGGTCATGGGCTTCATGCCGAGGGCGGGAATTGATAATTACCTGCAGACGCTCACGGACCCCGACGAGAGAGAGGCGCGCGAAGAGGGGAAGTGGAAGCATCTCTCCGGACTAGTCTATAAGCAACTGGACCGCGATGTGCACCTCTACCAGGACTTCGAGATTCCCAAAGACTGGATGCGCCTGGAGGTGGTGGACCCTCACGACGGGAAGGCCACGCGCTGGCTGTTCGGCGCCGTCTCGCCGGAGGAAATCCAGATCGGAGGAAAGAATGCTAACCGGATTTATTGGTACTCTTACCTCTTGCTGCAGGGAACGATTCACGAGATGGTGCGCCAGATACGGGTGCGGAGAGCGCAGCATGGTTATCGGGAACCCGGCTTGGTCATTCTCGATGCCAAGTACGGGGCGAAGACCGTCAAGACCGCTGTTGAGGAAACCTCCTGGGAAGATGAGTTGGAGAAGTCGGGCATTCACGGAATTGTGCTTTCACACTCTGCTCCTGGTGACGTGGCTCTCGGGCATAAGGCGGTCAAGGAGTACCTGGCGCCGCAGTTCTCCACGCTGAGGGGCAAGGAAATCTCAGGGATGCTGTTTGCGCGGGAGGGGTGCGGTGGAGACCGGGGCCCCATCCAGGACATGTTCAACTACTCGTGGCAGCAGGGGAAGGATAAGCCGGAGGAAGCATACAAGGACTTCCCCGACTGCGTGCGCTACGCGGCCCTGGAGCAGCCCTGCTATAAGCAACCCGATCCGGACATCGATCCGTCCATCATCAAATCTCTCCTTGACGCGCGTAAAGAGCCAGCGTACAATCCGACCAGCTACGGACTTGCGATGAGGAGTTGACATGGCAGCCGCCGTTTTGCCCATCATGCTAGGAATCTCCGCTGCGGCAACCGGACTTGAGGCGTATTCCCTGACGAACCAGCCCAAGGCCCCGACCGCGCCAACTCAGACTCAGACCATGAATCAACAGGCCGAAGCTGCGCAGGCGGCGGCCCAGGCGCAGGCAGAGGCCCTGTCGAAGCGCCGAGGGATGGCGTCCACAGTTCTGACAAGTCCGATGGGGGTTGGTGGATCAGCGCAGACTCAGCGTGCAACTTTGGGAGCGTGAACATGCCGCATAAATGCGAAACCTGCAAAGGAACTGGGATTGATCCGAACCCGTACTGCAACTTACTTAAGATGAATCCTGAAACTATGGCCTACACTTATGCCCGGTCTACATGCTGGGACTGCCATGGTCTAGGCTACAAGATCAAACCGAAGTACCAGTGAGTGCAAATGTCCTATCCCTTCGGATCATCCCGACAGTACGCCAGCGCAAGAGGCTTTTCCCCTTCCAAACTTGGGCAGAGAGATGATGATGAGAAGGCCAAGGACTGCCTGAAAACCCTTCTCGTGCTGGCGGAGCAGAGGCTATTTTGGGAGCCTCAAATCGATAACATCATAGCCTACGTTAACCACGGCCGGCGCTTCATCACCGACCGTGACCGCTGGCCCGGAGAGCAGACGGGACAGGAGATTTACGATGATACGGCCATGCTTGCGCGCAACATGCTCGTTGACGGTATGGTAGGCTACCTGTGCTCACGAAATCAACCTTGGTTTGCGTTGGAACTACCCGGCAAGTTCAACTTTCCTCCATCATCTGGTATGCGAAGCTGGTCTGGCCGCCGAGTGGACGAATACCCGCAGGTCCAGCGCTGGCTCCAAGACTGCCAGACCGTCATGTACTCCGCCCTCAACCGCTCCAACTTTTATGACGTGGTGACGGAGTTCATCTCGGACGGCGCGACGTGCGGGACCGCTCATCTCCTAGTGGAAGAGGACATTGACAGGGGAGCCATCGTCTTCATCGTTCCCCACTTCCGCGAGTGCTACATTGCCGAGAACCAGTTCAAGAAAGTGGACACCTGCTACCGCGTTTACCGGATGACCCTCCGGCAACTGGAGCAGAAGTTTGGTTGGGAAAAGATGGTGAGCATCGAGCCCAACTTCGAGCGCGATTACGAATCGAATATGCACGCGGAGCGCGATGTTCTGCACGCCATCTACCCGCGCCAGGATTACGAGCCGCGGCGCATCGACGCCAAGGGCAAGCCGTGGGTGTCCGAGTGGGTTTATTGTCGAGGGGGTAAAATCATTGTTCCGGGCAGTGGCTCGACGAGCCCCGCTTTGGCCGAGCAAAAGAATATCATCGCTAAAGAGGGTGGATACGATTCCATGCCCATCCTTACTTGGCGCTGGCGGGTCAACTGCGATGAGGTGTACGGACGGGGACCGGCGCACGATGCCTTCGTTTCCATCGCGCAACTCAATCAGATGGGCCGAACCAATCTAGTGACCGCCCACCGCGCGGCCGAGCCCCCCTTGGTCGCCTACTCTGACCAGCGGGGCGCCATTCAACGCGGTCCCAATGGTATTACCTACATGGAGTCCAACCGCGGCGACATCCGGCTCCGAATGCCCCAGCCTCTCTTTACGGGCGTCCAGCAGCTTCCCTTCAACCTCGAATACCAGGACCGCGTGCGGCAGGTGGTGAACAGCCACTTCCACACCGATGTTTTTATGATGATGAGCCAGCTTGCGAACGCGGGACACAGTGAGCGCATGGTGGTCGAACAGGTCATGGAACTGCAGGGCGAGAAGGCGGCGATCCTCGGGACGCGCGTCGGCAACCTGCAGTCCGAGGCTTTCGACCCGCTCATCAACCGGATCTACTCTATCGAGGCCGAGGCCGGCCGCATCCCCGAGCCCCCTG